TCTTTTACGATTAGTTGTTGGAAGAAATCATTATTGTAAATCACTTTATTTAGTTCTCTTAATTTGTCTTTACTGATATTTAACTCATCTAATAAATCTTTCTGTGTGGTCCAAGGCATTTCTGATAATCTGTGTATGATTAATGATATATCCTCAACAATAGTCCAATCACTAACTTCGTTTTTGATTATGTTGTGAACTTCTTCTGGCAAGAACATATGATATTCACTTTGAAGCCAATCTCTCATTATTTTAATCTTGTTCATTTAACATCCTTATCAATTCGTTTGCGGAATCAACGCAAGTATCTATTTTACCACTAAACAAACTATAAACATTTCCACCCTCGTGATTAACTAATGTTGGTCTTGCGTCGTCGTGGTCTCTATTTTTCAATACGGTTCTAATTGTATACATTGAACCTATATGCTTTAACTTATGAAAGTCTTCAAAGAATATTTTACCCGTTTCAATAAACTTGTCTATGTTGGTGTGTTTTGGCTTTTCCACTACACTTTTATTTAAATATTGTTTCAATTCATCACTTACGATTGGTTCTTCACCGACATTTGTTTCGTGGATTGCGTGAACAACATTACCCAATACGTGATTTCTTTGTCCGTATGGGTCCAAACACATAAAAGGTCCGTCCATAATCACTATACTTTTACCTCGATATTTTCGTGGTAATCTAACGACTGGCTTTTCACACACTTCAAACTGATATTCTTTCTTGTTATCAAGTAATTGATTTAGTTTTGCGTAAGTTGCAATCACAACCACATCAAAACCTTTGAAGTCATCTTTGGTTGTTGTTTTGTTTTTCAAAACCTCTACTCCACTTGACCATAATTTATCTCTGACTGCTTCATACAATTTATAGTTGTCAAACAATTCTTCCTCTACTTTAATTGTAATATCTGTACTCTTTACTGGTTCAACTCTTTTGTAAGGTAAATCCATTTCATTTAGGAACTCAAGATACTGACTTGGTGTCACTTTGGAATCCCTCGAAGATATTGCATAATAATGTTCTATGTCACCATTCACTACACTTCGTTCGTATTTTCTTTTGAAAGTGTATAATCCTTTTAAGCACTCTTGTGCAGTTTCTTTACTTCGTGGATAATGATATCCTTTGTGTAATCTATATTGATTGATATCGGATGCCGCCATCATTACATCTTCAAGTTCTTCGTGTAGTTCTACTTGATAACCATTATTTGCTAATGCGACTGCTGATGTGGTTCCGAATATTCCCCCACCCACAACTAATGCTTTTGGCCATAATGTTTTTTTGACTTGTTCTGATAGTTTGGTGGCATTTAATGTTAATTTTCTATTCAATTTATAATCACCCGCATTAGAGAATAAGAACTCAAACATTATTCTCAATGGATTGTTCTGATTGTTTGTCATATCGTCTTGATTAACAAAATGAACCACTTGAGAACTATCCCCATAAAAAAACTCTGCAGTTTTCCCATCTTGTAATTCTACTTTAAAGTCACTTGGTTCACCTGTGATATCTTTGATTTCAAAATCTGTATCCCCGACCCACATCATAAAATGATGATACGCCAACCTATCAATATAATTCTTATCTTTCTGGTTTGGTTTTGTCCAAACGAAATGGTTTACATTAGAGTAGATATCATAATCATCTCTCCAAGAAAATACATCATCTACATATAGTCTAACTCCCATAGTATCTGCGAAGTCAAATAATTCTTTTGCTGATTTATATGTTAAACTCAATGGCTTTTCACAAAATACATTTTTCTTTTGTCCTAACCAATAAGATACTTGTTCATAATGTAAATCATTAGGTGTAGATATGATAATCCAATCTGCTTCTTTTGGTTCCACGTGTTTAACCCTCAAGTCATTGATTGCGTTATCAATAACCGCACCCCATTTTCCGTGTCCTATTAAATGAACTTTAACCATACAAGTAATCAAATGTTTTTTTCATCCACAATGGAACTTGTTCATCTTTGTTAGGTATTCCATTAAAATGGTATATCCAACCTATTTTTGTAAATAACATATCTTCATTTAGTATTTCTTTTTTAATCATACAACCCATATTATATTTGTAAGGTAATAACTTTACATCAACATCTTGTAAATTTAAATTAAAGTTGAGTGGTGTTTGGTCTGTTCCAACTCCCCACTTTTGTTGTATCATATTGATATTCTCAATATTTTCAAAATAAAAATCTCTCATATGTTGAAAGAAATCTCTGTGTTTATCATTAACGATTTGGAAACCACTATTCCCATACTCCCAATAATTAAACCAAGCTCCATCATAAACATATTTAGAATAGTGTTCCATACCTCTCAACACCCAATCATAACTTCCGTCGTCGTGTATCATACAATACTTATTTTCTGTTTCGTTGAAGAAGTTTGGACAATCTGGATGAATAATAGTATCTGCGTCCACCATTAAAGTTTGATTTGCTTTAATCTCATTTGCGTCATAAATATCAAACAAGAAATATCTTTGCCAGATGATATGCATATCCTCCATTGGTAAAACTGGCTCCTCTAATAAAAATAATTCTACATCATTTTTCTTACACCACCTTCTCCAACTTTCAATACCTATTTCATATTCTGGTTTGAGTTGTCCGTCTTTTTTGACTGCAATTATAAATACAATGTCTTTATTTTTCATCACTTTCCTTTGAATAGTTTGAATATCTTTCACTATATGCTTCCCAAGTCTTTCTCATCATATCTGTTCTTTGTTCAATACCAAAACCTGTGTAATGCCAAATCCAACTATACTTGACAAAGAATGGTGTTTTATCATCTCCGTCTTGCCAGTTGTGTCCAAACATTTCTCTTTTGTGCATTGGGAACATATTCCACCTGATATCTAATTCTTTTGTTTTGATACCTTGTTTTTTAACTTCATAATTACAAATTGTTTGAACTTTACCACCACCCATTGTTGCTGTTTTGTCAAGTTCTGTTGCGTTATCTTCATATAACTTAATTAATCCGTCAAAAATTGGTTTGTGTTCTTTTGTAAAGAATTTTATCGCTGAACTATAATAATTGTATAAATCTAATTTTATGTCGGGATAAAACTTCTGATAATAATTAGAACTATTGTAAGTCCACCTCAAATTAGAATAGTCTTTGGACCAACACCACTCATCTGTATATAAATCAAATGGATTAGGTGCGTCCCAATGTATCATACTATCACTATCAACATAACCTATTTTATCATAAGTATCACCGACAATATCGAAAATCGTATCTTTATTCCAAACTGGGAATTTATATCTGTCGTGGTGTTTATCAATTACAATAAAGTCAATATTATTTTTCTTACACCAAAATTTCCAAGATAATTTGGCATATCTGGCATAATCTGAATTTTTATAAGTTGATGTTTCGTGATTAACTGCCACCATATATATTAAATTTTTACTCACTAATCTCTCCTTTGATATAATCTTCTAAATTATTCTTGACTAAAAGTAAATCTGGTTTTTTACAAAGTGTTTCTCTTGCTTCACCTGGTCTTTCGTCAATATACTGAACATCACAATCAAACATATCGGCTAATTCATTAATGGAATAATTAACACCACTACCCAATTCATAAGTTCCGAACTCTTTTGATAATGATAAAAACATACCATCAATGATATCATCAACGTGTGTGAAATCTCTTCTTTGGTTTCCGTCGCCTGTAATCGTTAGTGGTTCACCTTTTTTGAATTGTTCCAAGAAAATACCAACGACTGCGGCGTATTCACCTTCAGTTAATTGGCCATCCCCGTAAACATTATAAAATCTACAAATTCTGGTTTCAACACCATAAACTCTATAATACATTTCACACAATTGTTCTCCAATATCTTTTGAAAAAGTGTATGGATTTTCATACATACCATTGTGATGTGATGATGAGCCAGCATAAACTACTTTACAATTTTTAGTTCTTGCCCATTCCAATATATTCATCGTTCCCAATGCGTTTATTTCAAATGTTACTGCTGGATAATCAAATGATGGTTGGATTCTCGGAAGTGCTGCCAGATGATAAACGACATCTGGGTCTTTCATAAAGAAATCAAAATCAAATGCGTCTCTCACATCAACACTATGATATACACAACCCTCTTGATGATTTTCTTCTGTTCCTGTTGAATAGTTATCTAATGATACGACTTCGTGTCCGTCTTTTAATAACCCTTTAATTAAATTAGTGCCTATAAATCCTGCACCGCCTGTAACCATTACTTTCATTTTAACTCCTATATAATTTCATTGTATAGATTGTTTTGTACTTCTTGTCTTATAATATCTTTTTCGTGTTTTAATGTCAATTCTTCGTGTGGTGGCAAATGAGAGTATGTTGTTGCTCCGTCTATTACCTCGTGAACTGGCTTTATCCACTTAATGTGGTCTGTATTTCTAAATATTCTTGCCTGATAATCTGGAAAGTTTATCCAACCTTGTTCAGTTTGTCTCCATTTCCATAAGTTCATATGGAATTCTGTGATTCCGTTTACAATATTGATTCTTGGAACCCATACTAAGTCAGTATCGTTGATTTCTAATATTTGTGGTAATTGTTTTAACAATACCTCGTTTGGTATTTCGTCTGCGTCAATGTGAAATATATAATCACCTGAACATTGTTCTTTTGTGTAGTTTTTCAATGCAGAGAAATCTTTTCTAAAATGAAATGTATTTACTTTTAGATTAGAAAAGTAATCTCCATATTCATATTTTTCTAACACTTTTTCAAGTGCTCGAAATTCAGGTTCAAAAACACCTGTTCCCTTTTTAGATATATCTTGTGTAACCACCACTTCATCTTCATCTCTAATGTGTTTAGATAAATGGTGTAGTAAATTATCTAATTCTTTGTGTTCATTGTAAACTGTTATTCCGTAACTAATCTTCAAGGTTGCTCTCCAGTATATTTATCGTATCTTTTTGTTTACTAATCTTGTCTGCCACTTGTTTGACTTGTAGTGTATTTAATGATTGATATTTATTTTCTAAAAACACTCTATTTTTTCTACACTTTCTCAATAAATAAGTTTTAAATATTGGATTTCGTTTTAAAAACCCCTTTATTGATTGGTATATCTTTTCCATTTCTTGTGTAGTTGTTTGAGTTGGTGTATCGTCAGGTGTTCCCAATATTTCAAACAATTGTTTTGCTCTGGCAACTGGCAAACTTGGTTTATCTGATGCGTTTAGTTCTAATCCGATGAAGAATTGAACTACTCTATTGGTTGATTTCTTTCTATAACGAAATTCAGGGTCTAAACACAACACCGTTCTGTTTACACTTCTTCCATTTTCAGACTTATATCTAAACGATACTATCTGTCCTGATTCTACTAATTGCCAAGTGGTGTTCTTCATATGTCTTTCTTAACGATTCCCATATCTTTACACGCATCTAAGAATTCGTGTTGTCCGAATTCTTTTGCATTGTCGATATCCAATGTGTGCTCGTGTCCTTCATACGTTGGGTCTTTTTGTTCTTCTGCAGTAAGTTCTCTAACTTGTGCAAACTTCCAAGACCAATTGTCTTTAACTCCCTCAGGATATATCATACCGAATTTACCCATATTTAATATCGTTGGGAACCAATGTATTTTTCTATCATAATCATAGAAACTTACTTCATTCATCAACTCTGATGTTGATTCTTGTACTTTCTTTAGTGCGTCCGAGTCATTTTCATAGAGTGAATTACTCATAAATCCACAATTAAAACAAATATATGAACTAAAGTTTTCTACTTCTACTTTTTCTTCAAAACATTGTTTACTATCTAAACAACAAGGACAAGTTATTTTTATTTCTGCCATATTATCCCTTTTTTAATGTTGGTAATTTTAATTTCTTTGGTTCTTTTTTCAATGTCGGTAATTTCAACTGAACTGGTTGTGGAATCTTCGATATCAATGGTGTGATTATTTCATCCAACTTCTTTTTCATCGCTTCGTGTGAAAATAATTCTTGATTAACAATCATTTGTTTCTTGGCTTTAAGTTTATATTTATCATAATTTTCATAAACATCTTTCATTAACTTACCGGCCATACCGTAATCTACCGTGGACCACTTTGCTTCAGGATTTCCATAATCTTTTGGAAATGCACTCGCTGGAACTTTTGTCATTGTGTGTGGTATTTCAACGGTATATTCTTTATGTAAAAAGTCTGCAGGACCTGTTGAAATAGGTGCTATCATAGGTTTACCACTTAATGTCGCCTCCAATATAGGTCTTCCAAATCCCTCTCCGTGAGTAAATGTTAAATGTGCTTTTACTTTTGGATGATTATACATTTGATTCATTTCTTCATCTGTTAAATCTCCGTGCAGTAAATATACATTTGGTAATTTATCTACTTTCATACTATCTTTGACCAAGTTTATCTTTTTCATCATTTCATTTCTATCCATAATGGAAAATCCTGCTCCACTTGTTTTCAATATAAGTGCTGGTGGATTTTTCTGATTCTTAAACATAGTATAAAATACCTTTAACATCATACCGATATCTTTTCTGTCTTCTCCGAGATTGCCACTTAACCAATGTCCCACAAATAGAAAACAAAAGTCTTCTTTGATTTTGGAAAACTTCTGATTTAACTTTTCTGATATTTCTTTTGTTTCTTTGTACACATTCGTATCTGCTCCCTCAAACAAAACATCAGTTGGTTTTTCTAATCTTAGTATTCCTTCAACCTTCTTAGTTTTGTTATCAAGTTTGTCAAATTGTATATTTGCAAATGATTCTCTTGAAAATTCTGATGTAAATATAACTTTATCCATACGATTACAACCCTCTAACCAATTAGCTGGTGGTATCGTGTGTTCAATACCTGCCGTCATACCGACATTTACTTTTGCTATTGGTTGGAATTCATTTGGAATTACAATATGTAAATGTAAATCTGGTTGTTTTTCCATTGAAGGTTGTCTTAAAATTCTTTTATCAATCTCTTGATGGATAGGATTATTCTTTTCCAATGCATTTGGTGGTGTTGTCCCCCAACGAACTGATTGTATCCTTACATCATATTTGCCCATTTCGATTAATGCCTGACAAATATCTCGTGAGTGGTTTCCGTATCCACTACGAGTCTGAACTGGTGCCGTAACTAATATCATTGGTTTTCCTGAATTAATCATACTTTGTATACCTCGTATCTTTCTCTTGGTTGAAACTTATCAAGTGCTGTGTTCATATGGTCCATAAATAATCCACACATAGCTCTTGCACTCATCATCGCTTCATCACTACAAACCCATTCGTGTCCTTTAAATCCACACTCATTTCTTTCTTCTTCACCGGCTTCATACCATTCATTTATTTTTTCTGATACATCTAACCAATCTGCTCTGTCGTCAAAAATGTATGGTGTTGGTGGTGAACCTGCTAATGTTCTTGTTTTAGGCCATACTGGCTTTACCCACTCTCCGTGAGTTAAATCTTCATTGTTTTCCCACTTTCTCCAATCGTGTAGTGAGTGAATATCTTTGTAGTCTTGATAAGTAATGTGTTTATCTTTTAATTTAAATCCACATTGGTCTTGTAATCCACCTGTAACATTTACAATTATAGGTGTTCCACACATTAGACTTTCACAAGTCCCTAATCCGAATCCCTCATTGGATGCGATATTGATTGTGACATCTGCTATGTTGTATAAATAATTCAAATGTTGATTAGATAATTTTTGTGTAGAGAATATAATGTTTAAATCTGGACACAATTCTTGAACAACCGCTGGCAAATCTGTTCCGTTATTATCAACTGGTTGAGTATGTAGAACATAAGCAACCTTATCTCTTTTTTCTTTTGGTAATTTATCTGCAAATTCCTTGAATGCCAGAATACTATCTGAAGTCATCTTTCTTCTGATATTTCTATTATTGTAGAACAAACAAAATTCTATATCTTTACCTTGGAACAATTCTGATTTCATTTTGTTCATTTCCAATCTTTCTTTTTCATTTTTAACTGGATAAAAATATTTCTCGTTTATTCCGTGTGGAACATAAGTTGAATCCCATTCGGTTCTTTCTCTGTTTTGACAAACATTTTGTACTATATTGTGTGTTTGCTTTGAAATATTCATAATCAAATCACAACTTTCATAAAATGGTTCGTTCCATCTCGGATAAGGTAAGTCGTCCCAAATATTGTAATAGAAAATAGGACATTGTTGTCTTACTTCGTGTTCCATATCATACAACCAACCCCAAAATCTTGGGTCTGTGTAGTGTAGGATTGCATCAGGTTTTTCTGTTTGGATTAATGACCTTAGTAATTCTTGATTACCATATCCATCAACTGGATATAATTTTAGATAAGCGTCATCAACACCTGTTTCCTCTCGTGTTGCTTCATTTAAATCAATAATTTTCCCTGAGTCTGGATGTTTGATTGCTCCAGCGACTTGAACCCAATCATATTCTCTAATGGTCCCCATAACAATCTCTCTTGACATTGTACCGACACCACTTGACATTCTCAAGTCATCTGATAGTAGTATAATCTTTTTCTTTTTCTTTTCTGTAACCTTTTTAAGCTTTGGTAAATTCATACAACCTCTTTCTTGTGTTAATACTTAGAGCCGCTCTCTTCTAAGTTTTCGTATTCCATAATCTTCTTTGCGAACTCTTCATCATAAACGAATAAATCTAAACTACGATTTACTAATTTCTGTAATGAAAAGTCATCTCTTATCGATTTCTCTCTAAATTTCTTGTAGAGTTCGTCAATTAGTTTTACTGATGTTAATTTTTCTTCTTTGTTTTTACTCATATCGTCCTTAATATATATGTATATATAAATATCAACTTCAACTCAAAATAACGAATTTTTTATTTATTTTTTTACAATATTCTAATGCTGATTTCGTCCCATTGGTAATGACATCATCTTTGATAAATGCCACCACTTTATCTGAATATTTGACTAAATCTTTATTTCTTTTGTGATAGTATCCAACATTGTATGGTTTACCATAATTGTAAGCTTCCATTACACAATGAATATTGTGTGTTTCGTGTTGTGGTGGAAATTCTGAATAGTCTAATCCGAACTCTAATGCAAATCTTTTGGCATATTTGTCTGCTCCGTCTTTTGCACCACCACTAATAATCTCTATATCTTTATGTTCCATTTTTAATCTGAACAAAAAGTCTTGAATCTTTTTCTTATTTGTAAAGTTACGACTACCTACGATTGCTATCTTCATAATCGTTCCTTTTTTGTTTTCTTTTCACTACTGATGAGTTGTCACGAGTTACGAATCTATACTTTTCCTCAAAGTCTTTTAATCCTTCTAAAATGCCAGTCTTCGGGTCTGAATAGTTATATGCGAATCTATAATACTGAACGAATGGAATGGTAAGTTTTTCTTTTAGAGTTTTTTCAACTCCATATGGTCTAATGTCATACCAAATAAAATGGTTTTGGTCATCAAATGGTTCTGGATGAAGACTTAATTTAGTTCCATACTCTCCTGATGACTTCCAATACATTATAAAATCTTTTAATACACTTAAATCAACGTGTTCATATTCTCTATCATACCAAAAGTATAGTGGGAAATGAGCACCATCGAGTTCTGGCAATTGCTTTATACGCATTAGTTCTTGAAACACATCTTGTTCATAATCTGTTGCTAAAAAATCTGTTACTTTAATTCTTAAACTTGGTTCTATCATTTTAAGTCCTTACAACTTCTGCACTTTTTGTGCTTTTCACATTTTTCATATTCGTGTGAAATGATTTTACCTTTGTCATCATAACACTCATCTATGAACTCTTGTAACCTTGCCATAACCCTATTCACACTTGGTTTCCCACTTGCTGGCGAGAACGCCTGAATTCTTCTTTGTGGATACATCATATTTTCATATAATCTTCTCTTTAATATTAAGTATTCAACATCTATTTTATCTTCCGATATTTCTAATTGTTTTGCCATAAAATGTTTATACAACAATAACTGATTAGTTTTGTTCTTGTCGGCTTTCATATATTTATTCCAACCCATAGTGGATGACTTGATATCAATAATTCTCATACGACCTGTCTTCTTGTCGTGTAGAACTACATCCATATAACCAACGAATCTCATATCTTTTGGTAGTTCATAATTTAGATTCATCTCAATACCGACTAATTCAGTATCTTTCTTTTTGAAGTGACTTGACTTTCTCTTTAAGAACTCATCAATGATATTGAATCCGTCTTGAGTGAACTCTGCCATCTCTTCTTTGGTTACTTCAAATCCGTCACCATATCTTTCTTTGGCTTCTTTGTATAATTCTTTCATACGATAGATTAGAATGTCTTGAAGTGGTAAGGCATCTGCTTCTTTGATTGTTCGTTCATAATAACATACTAAGTATGCTTGAATTGTTTCGTGAATAGCACTACCGAACAAGGTATAAATATTACCTTTGAAAGTCTCTGCTTTATCTACATAGTTTGCTTTCCAAGTGTAAGGACATTTGTCCCACATACTGAATTGACTATAACTTATTTTACCCATCTATGACTGCTCTACCTTTCATCTGTTCCCAATCTCTATCTTCTCTGACTTGGTCGTTTACTTGTTCTACCGCTTCTAATAATCCCAATGTCTCAAATTGATTGATGATAGCTGATAAATCTTTTGGTAAACAATGTCCACCAAACCCCAAGTCTCCGTCAGGACCTGGCACTGCCCAATGTGACTTACCTAATCTTTCATCATATGTGGCATACTCCACAACCTTATCGTAATCTAAATCAATACTATCACATATATATTTCATCTCGTTAGCAAATGATACTTTAGTTGCTAAGAAACAATTGGTAAAATACTTTACCATTTCTGCGTGTTTTGCGCCCGTCTTTACGATTGTTGCGTGTGGAAATACTCTTGAGTATAATTGTCTTACTATATTTGTTCCGTTTCTTGTTCCACCCAATATAATACGATTCTGATTCTTGAAGTCTTCAATGAAGTTTGCTTCGGTTAAGAACTCTGGATTAAATATTACACTTATATTTCTGTATTTTCTATGTAATCTGTCTGTTGTTCCTGGTGGAACGGTAGATTTAATTACAACTATCTGTTTGTCGTGTGCACTTTCAGCGATTTCTTTCACCACTTCTTCTACAATGCCAGTGTGGCAAGTTCCGTCTGGACTCATTGGTGTTGGAACACACACAAAGATTACTTCTGAATTGTTTACAACATCATTTAAGTTGCCGTGAGTTGATTTACTTATATCAAATTTATCATATGTCGATACTTCATAGTATGGTTTAAAACCAACTTTGATAGCACTACCTACATATCCTTGTCCTATTACTCCTATTTTGCCCATTTGCCCCTCGCTACTACTTGTGCCATAACTCCATAGTTTGACACATCTGAAAAACTATCAGTTACGGGTTCACCCTCAACTGAGTTTACTCCGTTTCTCAATAATAATGTTTTCATTCTTTCTATCTTGTCGTTCATTCTGAACCATAATCCTAATAATGATAATTTAATGTCTTCTGGTGTTTTTAGAATTGTTCCGACTGCAATATTTTGTGGACCATAGTCGTATTGTTTTCTACAAAACAATTCATATTGTTCTGATTGTATTTTTAGAAACTCACCTGTCATTTCAGGATAAGTTCTCTCCATATATTTTACGACATCTTGTGTGTCCACCATTTCTTTTTCTGCTTCTGTTGGTTCTCTTTCAAAATCAAGAGCCGAATCTGGCAATCCTTTTGGTGTGTCTTTAATCATTACTTACTCCATATTTTTTTTAGTTGTTTTTCATCTACACCATACTTTGATATAATTGAATATACGACATCTTTACCCATAATGTCAAGCGTTTTTTCAATATTTTGTGAACTTTCTTCAAAGTGTTCACATAATATATCCATAGCCCACTTTTCTATCTTGGATTTCTTCTTAGATTTAGTGTATCTGAGAAATGTTCTGCTTTTGGGAATTACATTGGTGTAGAATTGATAAACTGATTTAGGTTCTAATTCCCAGTATTGTTGTATTTCATTCACTACTTCAATCCACTCTGGTTTCATTGATAGAAATCTATGAACCATATAGTTTGACCAAGTTTTTTTATCCGCATCAGAAATATCTTCCCAATAATTTGGGTTCTGTGAATTTGTAATTTCTTTTATGTGGTCAAATAGTGTTTTTGTTTTCATAGTGAATAACCTTAGATACTAATAAATAGTAATCTCTTTTTGTAAAATGTATTTTTTTTAATACTGATTTGTCATAGGAACTCTTGGGATTGAAATCTTGTGTTTTTTATAGTCAGTGCTATCTAAATATAAATCATTAACTTCTTCAGAAAATTTGTATTCATTAACATTATCAATAATTTGTATTTCGTTTCTGGCAATAAAATCTAATTTGTCTGTTTCATCAAATAAGTATTTATCTTCTTTCCCAATCTTAAAATCAAATCCAAAATCAAGCTCAAAGTCATCACCATTAGATTTTAGTGAAAAATTTAAATTAAAACAAGAGTCTTTCAATCCATAACCTTTGAAATTATCTCTAATATTAAAATTAACATTTGATTTATTGGTTACATTTACCATTACCCAAGCAAAACCTTTTATTGTTTTTGTTATCTCGTTTTTAATCGTGTCCACGACATTGTTTTGTTCCGTGAATAATAAAAAATCTTTGTTAAATATATCGTTGTCTACATTATCTTTCAGTTCTACTTCAACACCATTAAACACTAAGTCTTTCTCTCTTAGTCTTGCTCTATAATATGGTGGCTTTCCACCTCTTTCTTTTGTAGTCGCATATGAGAACTCATCTCCGATTAAATCCTCACCCTCTTTTGTAAATTTAAATGTCCTTAACATTATTTCAATCAAGAATGACCTTAAATGTCTAATCATCAATATATTTTTATAGTCTTTTGATACCCAAGCATTCAACATAGTTTTCTCTTTTGAAACTTCAAAGTCATCTCTATAAACATCTAATGGTGTGTGATTTAAAATATCAGTTGATTGCATTAAGTTTATAACTCCATTATTTCCAAAGTATTTGTGGTTGTCATACAAAAATTTTAGTTGTAATATAAAATCCATATAGTTTTCTTTTGGATAACCTGGTATATAATTAGCTATGTAGAATACTTTACTTTCGTATGCAGATTTCAAAAAATGACTAACATCATCTGTGGTCTGTCCTTTCTCCATTAATGCCAGTATCTTGTTAACACCATTTTCTACTCCAACATTCATATAGTTCAATCCTACATTAACTGCTTTTGTTAACAACTCTCCGTCAAGTTTCTTGTGTGTTCTGAAATGTCCACCCCAATACATTTTTGGTATTGTTCCATTGTCCATTTCTGTTTCTAATTTTTCTACCAACAACTTAAAATTTTTCATTGAACCATTAATTAAAGAATCTGTAAACCAAAAGTTATTAATGCCAGTTTGTTCAGTCAATCCTTTCATCTCATCAACAATTTTTTCATTGTTTTTTGTTCTATACAATCTTGTTTCACTACAAAATGTGCATTTGAAAGTGCAACCTCTTGAAGTTTGCATTGGTAATTGTAATTCTGTATCAAAAGCTTCTGTTAATTTTTTGAACTCATCTATGATTTCTTTATCCCAACTTGGTATTTCTAATTCATTTAGATTTTGTGGTAAGACTGGCCCATTGAATACTGGCTTTCTACCACTACGACCCTTTTTTAATACCGTAGGAAAGCTTGGTGTTATTTTATCCCAACGATAAATACCTTTTACATTTTCATAATGTCCGTCTTCCATATAACGATTAACTAAATCAGATATTATTTTTTCTCCGTCAGTTGAACTACAAGCCACATCAACATACTCTCTATAATTATCATTTTCAACTAACCCTGCTGATTCTGCATACCAAGAGTAAGGTCCACCATACCAAATTTGTATCTTCGGATTTTTTTGTTTCAAGTATCTGGCAACATAGTCTGTTGTTACAATGTTAGAAATATAAGTGGTAAATGCCACCACATCATACTCAGCTAACTTATCTATGTATTCGTGCCATAAATCTTTAAAGTGTGGTAAGATTTCATCTTTAAAATTTGCTTCTGAATTCCAAGGTGTATCATTACCCCAATCCCAAAACTTTTCAATGTGTTTTTCTTTGGTGTATAATGATGTTCTGATGTTTAAATCAAATTGTTCAACCTCAACATCTTTATTTTTAATGTGTGATTTTAAACTACCGATTGCAAATGAAGGTGTTTGAACTGACCATTGTGGACATATACATAGTGCTAACTTCATACGAAACAATCTCCTAACATCCAAGTTATCAATGAATATCTTCTACCTTTTGTTATTGGTGTAACTCTATGTGATAAGAACGCTGGAAAGATTGTAATACTACCTTGTGTTCTTGGTGCCGTATAATTATTTTTACCTGATTTATCTGTGATACCGAACTCTAAATCTCCACCCTCATATTTTGTTTCGTCTGATAATTGAACAATTGCAGTTAGTTTTCTTAATGATGTTTCTTGTGAACCACAATCTGTATGCCATTTGTATTTACCACCATTTTCATATCGTAGTATTTTTACCTTTTCCATTTCTTGTATGTTGTATTTCCAAATAGATAAGTTAGATAATTCAAATACCATTTTTAATTTGTTGTTAAGTTTCTCGTTATTAATTGTAACTTCTTTGTTATCACGAACTTCTTTGTTCAATATATTTTCATCATAATTACCAGCGAGTTCTGATTCAGTTGGTTTACCTGTTTCCAAATATCTCATTAGTTTCTGGCATTGACTCAATGATAGAAAGTCCTCTTTATGAACTACAAATTTAAATGTATCATTTTGTATCATACGAAAGTATCCCCTACTGCCCAAGCAACACAAGAGTATCTTTCACCTTTTGTTATCTCGGTAATTTGATGTCCTGCAAATGCCGGGTGAATAATTAATCTACCTGGTTTTTGTTCTATGGTTTTTCCGTCAAACAATTTAAACTCTCCACCCTCATAGTCATCATTTAATGATACGATACAAGTTAATTTTAATGAACTGAATTGGTCAATTGGATAAAAGTCTGAGTGTGGATTATACCAATCCCCTACATCATATCTATGACATTGTATTCTATTTCTATAAATACCTTTGATGTCATATTTGTAGTGTATTTGATTTGCTACTGATATTACTTCCCAAAATTTATCTAAATATTTTTGTTCATTGTTTTTATTAATGTTTAATAAACAAATACTATCTTCTTTTTGATAATATTTAGTTTTCTTTCTTTCAGAATTTTTGTTTACTTTGTCAATGATATAGTCGCACTCTTCTTTTGAAAAGAAATCATCTTTTGTTATTACCCATTTGAAATTATTATTTAATTTCAAAGATTCCATATCTATTGGTTTATACATTTTTATCCTATTTGAAGTGGTCTCCGATAAATAACTCTTGAATTACATATCGTTTACCTTTACTAACTGGCACCACATTATGACATAGAAATGCCGGAAATAATGTTAATGAACCTTTTAATTTGTTCATTGAATACCACTCTTTTGTATCTTTATCTTGGATACCAAATTGAACATCTCCACCCTCATATTCACTCGGGTCTGTTAATTGAACAATTCCTACTAATTTTCTTACTGAACAAGTTCCTGCATTAAAGTCTGTATGCCAACCATAAAATCCACCCTTTTGATATTCTATTAACTTTAATTCATTATCACACCCATCAATATCAAAATGAAATACACTATCATTGACAATGTTTGCCATTTGAAACATTTTATCTTGTAACCATTTCCAATCTTTATTTGGTTTCGTTGGTCTGAATTGATTCTCTTCTTGTTCACATAAATACCACTCGTTAGTTTTTCTAATCTCTGGTATGACCGCATTTTTACCTTGCTCATCACCAACACAACCAATCACATCTTGTTCTGATTCCATAATGTCTTTTAACAATTCATCACATTTTTCTTGTGATAAAAAGTTTGGAATTTGAATTAAATATTTAAAGTCGTTATTCTGTTTCTGACTCATCTGATACTAAAACCCTATTCGCAAAATAGTTCTTGCCGTTATTTGTGTTATCTATATTATATGTGATTTCGTGTAGGTCAAGTTTTTCAACATTAACCACATTTATTTTGTTTAATTCATCATTTAAAACTTCATCACCAATCTCTAATGGTGCTTTATAATCTCCACCGACATAAAATGGGTGGTCGTCTGTTGCTTTGATTTCTGTGTTATCACTAAATTTATATTTAACTAAATTGTCGTGTCTAATTTTTGTAATCTCTCCCACGACTGAATTTTGTAATTTACCAGTTTCCTCATTATAAGTTTTGATTTCTGTTCCTGGTTTAATCTTTTGTATGTTTTCATAAGTTCCGTCTGATAAAGTAATCATTGTATCTCCTGTGAAACATTTACCTGGTGGAATATTATGAACTAAAATGTCTGATGTAAAGTATGTATCAATATCCTCTACATCTAATGAGTAAAATGTTTCTTCTTGTGCTACTTCCGTTTTAGATGTTACTTCAACTTCATTTGCGTCTTTGTCCAAAAAGTAGTCTCCAACATCTATATTTTCTGGTGTTTCCCAAGTCCAAGTATCGCCTTGTTTCGTAAAAAATCTACCACCTTTCATCATAGCTTGTTTCATAACTGGAACTTTAATACTACCATTAATTAAATAATAACCATAAAAGTCCTCACTAAAAGTTCTAACCACAACTGAACCAGATGCGACTGAACCACTTAAATTTGTTGAACTATAATCATACCAATCTTCAAAGAAAAATTCATCTGGCATTCCGGCAGGTTTGTATGACTTTACGACATCTCCGACTTCAATATCTTGAACTTGTTTTGTTGAATTATCATACATACGAATTGAACTACCACTTGGTGATGAATATACACCAAGAGCGTTTTGAATGTGATATCTATCACCACTTAAAATAAATTTTGGTGCGTATGAAAAAGTAAATCTATCTTTATCTTTTAATAATATTTGTCTGTCTGGTGTTAATAAATAATCTTGTTTTGTTGTTTTAAAGTATCCTTGATTATTCAATGTGCTACCACTTGGAACAATATAAGTTTCAATCAATGAACCACTATTTACTGAATTTTGATAAGTTGGATTTGATGAATTATATTTGTGAAACAATATTGTATTGTCAAGAGCTGTTCCGTCTTTGCTCGCATCTTTAACTACAAAATCTGGATGATATGCATTTGTATCAGAGAAAGAACTTGTGTTAAGTGTAGGAATTAAACTTGCACTTTCAGGTGATGATGTTAAAATAGTTCTAAAAGTGTTTTTGTTAAATGAACCACTAACAATCTCTAATAGATTATCATCACTATACCACGGTGTTTGCATAAACAAATGGAAACTTCCTGTGTATTGATTTTGTCCTCTTTGTGTGAAATAAGTGTGTGATGTGTTGTTATTATATTCGAAATTTACTGAAATTCCGTGTCTTGCAAAACTTGAACTAATTATTGGTTGTTGAAAATCTGAAGGATTATACTTTACACTATCATTTTGCCCATAAACATATGCGGTCGTGCAACCTTTTTCATTTGCATAATCTGCAATCAGATTAAATGATGCTGTTTGTTCGTTGTAAGAACCATAAATACCACAAGCAGTGTTCATCTCGTTGAAATATATGTTATCTGTGGTTTCCTCTTTGATGTAATCAACACCTGACATAATACCAATATTGGTATTTGTTGGCCAACCACCTGCACTTCCTGTGATATAATTTAATAAACTTGTTATTTTTGTTTGTATTGACATAATTTTTTCCTACTAATAAATATCAAATTTCTGTTAATTCTGTGAAAATATCCTCTTTCATAACTGATAGAGCTGGTTTATTCCAATCTTCTAATTTAATTGATGCGTAATTGTATCCTTGTTGTTTGATTTCATTACATCTCAACCATACTAAATCACTTCCTAATCCTTTATTTCTATACTCTGGCATTATATAACGATTACATAAATAAGGATACTTTCTATTCCAATCTATAAATGCCCAACCACACTCAGTCAAATAAAATGTCCAATTATCTTTCAATCTACTTCGTAAGTCTTTTAAATTCCACTCTTGCCAATCTTTACCAAATGAATCTTTAAAGTTATCCAACTCTTCTGATACTACTTCAATCTGTTCTGAATGAATATCATTATAGTTTGTAAACTCTTGATACGCTGGAACTTCTCGTGGTTCGTAATTACTTAAATCTATTTTGTAATACATCTTTTATTTTCTCTGCATATTGTCTGTGTGATTTTGGACCAGGATGTAGTTTATCATTTGTATAATCAATTCTTTCAAAGAACACATCAAACTTTTCTTTTGGTAAGTCCATATCCCAAGTTCCCCATATGATTTTATCTTTACCAAGAAGTCTATTAACTAATTCATAATTGTGTAAAAAATTATAATAATTATTATACTCATTTATATCGGTTTGTTCTTTTACCTGCCACGCTCTTAATACCACTCCGTCGTTATCAAACCAAGTTCTTCTAAAATAGTGTGGAACCGTGATGATAAATATTTGTCGTCTTGATTCTGGTATGTAAACTTCTGATAATGTCTTGACTGCGAAATCTAAACCTGTTCCACCTGCTCCGTAATTATGAACTGCTGTGTTTTCATCTCCGAGTAAATGAGTAAAGGTTTGTTGTTGTTGAATATCCCAACCATAAGTCCAACTACAACCAAAAGTATAGATTTGTTTTCTAACATTTTCATCATTATAGATTGGGTCGTGTTGTCTTCCACCCTCTAATTTACCCATATTGTTTTGGTATATATTTAGAGCTTGTGTTTTTCCGTCTGGATACTCACGATAGTTTTCGTAGTAAAACTTTTCAACTTTCTTCTTCATACCAACCACTCTTTTTCATTATGGTTTTTATTTTTTCCGCATACTTTTTGTGTGATTCTGGACCTGGATGTCTTCCAGCGTAGTCGT